AGCCGCATCCTCGTTTTTTATTGTCCAATCACCCATCATCCGTGTAAAGGCTTCACCGTTGGTAAGCAGATCTCCACCGGTGATCCGCGTCAACTCCAACAACATCTCTGCTGACTCTTGAAGCGCGGGACCAATCAACCCCAATCGCTGGTTGATAATGCTGATCGCGTCTGCCGCATCCCCTGCCGTTGCAGGTACTGAAGTGAACACTGCATCGAAATCATTCTTCAGGATTTGCAATCGGTCACCCATTGCCCCCGTCCTCTGCTGGATCGTGTCATAGGCCGCATCCAGCGTATTCCCTGACTTCCAGATTAAAGCAGTAATGGCAACGATGGCAGTCGCCGCGAGCATCAATCCCGCTGCCAATATCTTCCCGCCCAAAATGCCCAGGGTCTGCAATGCGGCCAGAGCGCCAGGCTTGGCGTTCGCGATGTCCTTCATCATGGGTCCCGAATCTGCTGTCAGATCCAGGACCGCTTCACCTAAACTACCAGCCATTTACCATTCTCCTCTCCCCCTAAATTGCCGCGCTCTTTGCGGCCATTTGGGGGGATGCCCGAAGGGCAGGGGGTCATTGAACATACCTCACACCGATACCTAACAACTTCAATCTCACTGGCGACACGATCTCGGCATGCTCTCGATTTTGGTTCGCTGTTCTGATCCACTCGCGCATCGTTGAGTTCCTCGCGTTCTCCTTCATGTGCGGGATGCTTGCCGCATCTGCCATGGCCAGCCGCAACTCAGCCATCCGTGCAGGCAATCTCTCCAGGTACGCACCGATCGCCGCCATCGGCATATTGCTGAGATCATCGAAGCCCAGTCCATACCAGAAACTTATTTTCGTGAACGCCTCGCCCCAGTCTGTATTTTCTTCAGGGCGAGTTCCATCACTTTTTTTCCCTGCGTTTGCTCCGTATAGAACGCCAGGATGTTCATCTTGTGCAGCACCGTCATCGTCTCCAGTGGGAGCTCTTCGCACAACAGTTTCAGGATGTCATTGAACACAGCTTCGAGTTCAGCGGCTTGCTCATCGCTCATCTCTTCATCGACGTTCTGGAGCTTCGCCGCTCTCAATTGCAACTTCTGGAACTTGACCGCCTGCCTCGGCCCGATCGCCTCCAGGCGTAACAGCTCATACTCCTTCCCCTGCCACTTAACCTTGACAGCTCTCGCCTGCCCAAACAACGCATCCAGATCCAGGACTTTATTTTCATCTGCCATTAGATTCATGCCTCAACTTCTCTCCTCTCCAAATTGCGACCGAATGGGAGCCATTTGGGGAGGGGTCGGGGGTGGGGTGGGTCTAGAGTGCCGCCGCATGCTGGTACTCGGCATACCCAAAGCGGTCATCCTCGGTCGCCGCGTTCAGATCCTCGAGCGCCTCGAACTTGATCGGGATCAACGTCTTCCCATCCTTCACAAATTCCGACTCCACGTCGTCATCCATATACCCGCGTGGCAGGCAGAACTGACCCGGCCAGTTGCCATAAGGGGAGTTACCTCGGAACACCAGCGCGAACTCGCCCACGGTGGCGCCGCCGTGCAGCTTCAACAGCTTCTTCCCGATCGTGCCGCTTCCAGCTGCAGTCACGGCCACCGTCCCGCCGATCGCATTCGCCAGGTTCTCCAGCGTGTTCTCGTGCGCGTTGACCTCGACGGTCAAACCTTCCTCGGTTTGCACAGCCTTCACGGTTCCCGTGCGCTGGTCCGAAGAAAACTTCTCGCGGTTGCGGGTCTTCGTCACCTTCACACCGCCATCTGTCTCACCCAGCGAGACCCACGCCCCGCTTGGGGCTGCTGTCAATGCAGGCATCGCCGTTCCCACAGGCGCAAGATACAACGTGCCCACACCGACAAGAATTGCATAAGGTTGATTTGCGTTTGACATTTCCTAATTCTCCTTTTCATCATGTCATTGCGAGACCGCTTTAGCGGTCGAAGCAATCTCAACTAATCCACATAATCCGCATACCCGATACTCACCAGATATCGTGCGAACTCCACACTCACAGTCGCCTCACCGTTCACATCCACCTCCACACCCTCAGCTGACCGGTTCGGTCGAAACTTGATCTTCACTCCCGTCTTCTCTTCCCCCAAATTGTGCACGTCCATTTGGGGGAAAGCGGCTTCAGCCGAAGGGGGTTCCTTTTTCTCCTCAGACTCCAAACTCTTATTACTCTTTGGTTTTTCCATCTTTATTCCTTTGTGACCCTTTGTGGTTAAAGGATCGCTTCTTCCGAGATCATGCTCATCATGAACACAATGCCCAGGTCTTTATTGATCACCTCGTCATGGATCAATGAAAGCGTCGTCTCCGGTTTCACATAATGGACCAGCGCGTTCCCCTTCGAAGTCGCCACCGTGAACCGTTCATTCTCCCGGCTCAACTTCACCAGCTCGCGCCAGATATCCACCACCTTCACCTGATCATCAGCATAAATGCGGATCTCCAGCCGCGGCGTCGCCACCTTCGCATACAGGTCAGCCGGACCGCCATCCATGTGTACGCTCACACCCGTCTTGTCCTCTGCCCAGCCCCCCCCATAGCGATGCTTCCCCGCCACGCGTCCGCCAGCGGATGTCAGCGCATTCTCCAGCCACGTGATCACAGCCTCCAACGGATCGATGATCATCCTTCAGCCTTTCATCTCGTATTTCTTCAACACGCCTGGCATTTCATGCTTTGCCTTATCGATGCCATTGGTCAAAAAGTGATAGCCTTCGAAGCTGTGATGTCCTTGATGAACTGGCAGCGCATACTGCAAACCGCTTCCGAACTCCAGGCTCACATTCTCACCATCCACAAGGGCTTCAGTCATCGTGCCGCCTCGTTCAGGCGAACCAGGCCCGGAATCGACATGATCGCCTCCCCAGTCATATCCTGGCTGGGCTGTATGGATCGAGCGGCGCAGCGTTCCGGTGATCACACCATGACCCTTTCGCAGTTCACGTTTGGCATGGCCTTCTGCGCGCAAGCCAAATTCACCGAAAGCCTTCGCAACATTCCGTTTGACTTCTTCGGCAACTTCCTTGCCTCGCCACTTCTTGTATCGTGCGCTCATAAAAATCCTTTGTGCTCCTTCGTTCCTTCGTGGTGAGAAGCTCTTATGAGATTCTCTCCAGCACTGCCATCTTATGATGTGCACTTCTTCCGCGTCTCACCAGCAACTCCTTCACCTCGAATGTATCGCTGATCGTCGTTGCATCTTCCATCGTCACCAGCGAGATCTTTGCTCGTTCACTGATCGTCACATCCGCTTTGACGAATAGCTGGTACACCGATTCGATCACGCTCTCCTGCAGCTCATCGTTCCATATCCTCTCGCGTGCCTCCACCAACCGGCAGCGCACACCCGTCACAGGTGTCCCATAAGCCTTCGAAGCGTTGTTATAAGGGCCTATCGAACCTGTGGCCGGGTTCTCGATCGTGCAGGTATGGATCAAATGATCATCGAAGCTCATAAACCTTTGTGCTCCTCTTCCCCTAAATCGCCGCATGCTTCTTTTCGCGGCTATTTGGGGGAAGTGCCCGAAGGGCGAAGGGGGTCGGGGGTCGGGTATCTAAAGCCTGAACACACCCGCGGTTACACTTGTCACGCTCGACCAGTCCACATACACATTTCCATCAGACTGGTTATAGATCCCTGCCGGGAACGGACCGATCATCCGCTCACCGGTGGTTGCTGGCACAGTCACTACCAGGTCAGCGATCGCCAGCCCATCCACAGTGCCTGGTGTGCTGATCGTCACAGTGATCTGCGCACCGCCGTTCTTCACATACAGAAAGCACACGCCATCGTTTGCAAACTGGTTCCCATTTGCCAGGTCTGGTTGAGCCAGTGCCGAAGCCAAACCCGTGCGCGCGATCTGTTGTGGGGTAATTACTGTTCTTGCCATACTTCACTCTCCTTTTGCTTTTATCTTCGTGAACCTTTGTGATCCTTCGTGGTGAAGAATCACACTGCCTGGAACATCAACCTCTTCATCGCCTTCCGAAACTCCACATCCCAATTTTCGAATGCAGTATACGAATATTCACCGGCGATGGATTCGCTCTTCAAGCCAGTCTGGTTCAGCTCCAGTCTCACCAGGTCGATGATCACGCTCTTCCGTTTCGCGCGATCATCGGCTGGCTTATACGTCGCAACGCAGCGATCTCCCCACGACGTACCGATGGGTAGTCTCTCGATCACACCGCCGCTCCATGTGCGATACTCTTCCGGATCCAGCGTGACATCGTCTTCCACGATGCTCACCACGCTGTAGATCTCCGCGGGCATGAACAGGCTCTGACCTTCGCCGCGCTTCGTCTTCACAACTTGTGTGGCATAAGCATCCGTTTGTGGCGCGCCGATCAACTCGGTGATCTCTGCCTCCACGCGGTCGATCACCAGTTGCAGATCTGCATCCGACATGCCCGTATTGACCAGCGCCTTCACCTCGGCAGTGGATACCAGGCTCATTTCTTCCTCATTATCTTTCCGCTTCGCCTGGCCTCCGGCTTCATGATGGCATGATCTTCATCTCCCCCTAAATTGGATGCTTCTCCAATTTGGGGGGAGGTCGCTGACTTCTCCTCATCCACATACTCCACATATCCATCGCGGAAGTACATCTCAGCATCCTCAGGCGACATCATCACCACATCACCGGCATTCCCCACACCGCCGATTCCCTTCAATGGCCTGATCCTCACTCGAACTTTTTCATCTGCCATACAAGTCTCCAATCTCTCCCTCCAAATTGACGCATGCTCTTCGCGTCCATTTGCGGGGATGTCAGCGCGCCGAAGGCGTGCGCTGACAGGGGGGTCTATGTCTGCGTCCCAACCACGGTCCACGTCGGGTCAAGCGCTGTGTTCGTGTTGATGTACAACTTCGCATTCGTTGTATCGATCAACAACGCACCTTTTGCCGCGCCGCGCATTGTCGCAGTCACGCCGGGTGTGGTCTCGGCCACTTCCACAGTTCCGCTACCATCCAGGCTGTTATTCGCCACAGTGATAATGGGCACAGCCAGGTTCACCAGGTTCCCGGCAAATGTGATCGTCAATGTACCAACACCAGCGGTCATTGTTCCAACTGCCACGGTCACACCTCCGGTCCCGATGTTCGGCAGTGCTTCCAGGGCTGCATCCACGTTATCCCTCAGCGTGTTGTTCGTCGAACTCCATGTGATCGGAGCCGTGGTATGACCATCGAACTTTAGCTTGAACGTCCCGGTGGTGGGGGTCCCGCCGATCGTCAGCGTCTGCACCTCATTGGTGCCCTGCGTTGGTGCGCCTGCAACTTCATAAGGTCCAAAATGACCTTCAATTTGTGGGCTCATATCAATCTCCTTTCATATCTCCTCTTCCCCCAAATCTCCGAAGGATATTTGGGGGAAAGCGGCTTTAGCCGAAGGGGGCTGGGTGGGCCTAGATCCCCGTCACCTTGCAGAATGCGGTCAGGCGATAGATCGCCAGTGCCAGGCGCTTGTCAGCGCGCACAGCCAGCTTGCCCTTGATGAAATAATCAGAGTGAGAATCGCTCACCTTGATATTGGCGCCGCGGCGTCGGAAGATTTCCGAATACAACTGGAAGTCACCCAACAGGGCAGTGTTTTCTGTCTCTGCCGTGGTGATGACTGCGGGCAGTCCCCAAATGCGCTCTGGTCCAGCTTCAGCGGGTGAGCCCCAGATGTAAATGCCATCTGTGGTGCGGAGCAAACGGACATCCTGCCAGTCATTCGGGTGCACAACAACTGCGCTTGGTTCGGCAAAGCCGGTGGCGCGCACCTTCGTCATGCCCTTGTAGATCGCATCTGGCACGGGGTCAGCGCCCTTTGCCTGGGCTTGCGTGACGAGTGTATGGAAGCCGCCCAGATTCGGGGCATTGTCATCACCGGTCAAAAGCTGGTCTTCCTCCACCAGATCGAGCATGGTGAGCAAACGATTGTTAATGATGGATTCCACCACTGGCACATCTTCGATCTGGATCTCCGTCACTGGCAGGAAGTGCGCGATCTCACGCACGGTCTTGCTCCGTTCCGTATAAGCCAGTGCGCTCTCACCAGCCTGCCCGCCTTCCAAACGGGTCGCGGCATTGTTGGTGAACGTGGTTTCTTCCATGTACACTATCGCGGCTTGTTCGGTCGGGGTCTGTGGGATCAAATCCGCAACCACCGGGCGCCGGTGGGCATACTCAGCCACGCGACCCGTGCGGATCGACTGCGGGGCAAAGCCTGCGCCGGTTTCCATCAACGTCTTCGCCTCGAGATAATCGAACTCGGGAAGCTGTACATTGATGTCACGCTTGCGCTCGCGGTTCTTGTAGGCCTCGCTCTCCACAAACAACCGCCCAAGGCTCTTTATTTGCTTCTGATCGCTGCCAGCTGATGGCTGCCCGCTGCCCAGCGGCAACTGGCTCGCCGGTCGCTGCCCATCCTTGATCGCTTTTGCATTGCGCTGATATACCTCATCGATCATCTTCGCATCTTCCACCTGCTTTGCGAGATCATCAATCTCGGTATTCCGTGCCCTCACATCCTCGAGCTGCTCAGGCGTCAGGTTATAACGGTCCTGCCCATCCACCTTCGTCTTCGCCTTCTCGAAGATGGCTGCAAGCTCGGCACGTTTGACATTCAGTTTTTCAAGCAATTCTTTCCAGTTCATGATATTTGCACTCCTTTGAGTTGCGCTTCACTGCGCAGAAATTTGGTGATTTCATTTAGCACGTCCTCATCCTTCGCCATCGCCTGTGTCTCGACCAAAATAGCTTCGAGCTCCGAAACCATCTTTGCCAAACGTCCGCGCGTCGCCTCAGAGAGTGTGCGCCCTTCCTGCTCGCGAAGGCTCTTGCGATCCCTCACACGAGCTAAAAACTCCTCCACTGTTGACTCCACCAGTGCAGAATGTTGTACAAAAGTCGTGCCGGGCACCGGCAGACCTTTTACACCAGCCGTTGCAGGGTTCATCCCCCAGTTCACATCGCTGATATCGTAGAGCTCCACATCCTGCAAAATGCGGATCTCCCTGTCACTGCCATCCTCCAGCTTCTTGATCGTGAATTCATGGATGTCATATGCATACGACATCTCCGTGATGTCCTCCTCCTGGATGCCTTTGAAGACCCATTCTGCCAGTGGAACACCGTCATAGTATTTGCGCACCACTTCCACGCCTCCGGTTGCCTCCGGTGCCCATTCCAGAACCTTTGCTGGCAGCTCACTCTTTTCCACCTCACGAATGGACTTGACGCTCGCGATCGGCGGGTTCATCGAGTTGTGTCCCCACAGGAAGCGCACGCGGCTTCGGTCTCCATTATTGAGCCGTTTCCCAAATGACCCATTCACCGACATATCACCGCCGCTGTCCACGTTCCCATGCACAGCAAAGATGCCCGTCACGAGCCTCTTCGCCGCATCGATCTCCTTCAGGAAAAATGGCAAATATTTATACAACATCGTTCTCTCCTTTTCCTTCTCCCCCCAAATTGTGGTTTTCCATTTGGGGGGATGTCGCCGTACTTGGCGACAGGGGGGTCTCCATCTCTTTAGCCACGAATACTCGATCAAAGAAATTCTCCGCTTCATTCGCATCTCTGATCATTGTCACGCGCACCACATCATCCTCACCTTTATGAATGGCATACAACACATCTTCATTCGGCGCGCTCATCGTCCGAAAATAATCGCCGCTGTAACGAACCCCTTCGATAATGACCACATCATTCACATCCCTCTCGAGCGTCACCGGCTTCGGTTGATGTGCAAATGGTTTGATTTGACTATTCATTCTTTCTCCTTCTGCTTTTCCTTCGTGTACCTTTGTGACACTTGGTGGTGAAACAATCAACTTCTATCCGGCTTCACATCATCGAACACCGGCGCAGCTGCACGTGTGCAATTCGGATGCTCCAGCGTATTGCCTGCAAAATAACTCAACGACCAGATCTGACCGTTCGCGATCTTGCATTCATCGTCATCATCCTCGTTTCCATTGTCGAAGATCTCCACATTTCCAACACCGGCTTCTTTGTATCTCGAAACTGTCGCAGCATTCTGTGCCTCGCCCAATTCAGTACGTGCGATCGTGCGCGCACGGTCCTTATAAACTTCATCCACAATGGACCGCAGGCCGGGCTGGTTCTCATCGCCTCGCACCAGTTGATCCACACTCCAACCCTGCTCGCCTCCATACTTCAATGCGTCTCTAATCTCCTGCAATGTCACATCATGGATATCCTTCACGCGTGTCCCTGCCATCTCTAACAACCGCGTCACCAGCGGGTCTTCCAGATCGAATGCCTTCTCGACCCCCAGCGCAAAATTCCAGGTATTCCAGCTGAGCTCAAGGATCTGCACATAGAATCGCTTCACCAAAGTATCCAGCTTCTTCCGGTCATCCGCATTCAAAAGGTCGCCAGCCCTCGGCAAATCCTTCTCCTCGAATCCTTTGTGACCCTTTGTTCCCTTCGTGGTGAGAAAATCCCACGCCTTCCCGGCACGTTCCACCACGCGATCAGCCAGCTGGCTGAAATACACATCCACAGCCTGTCCCATCCGCCCCGCCACATCCTTGCGGATCCTCTGCAACCCTCTCCCCACCGTTGTATTTCCTTTGTGCCCCTTAGTTCCCTTTGTGGTGAGCGCCTTCCCACTTTCATCCTGTTGATCACTGCGTATCACTGCCTCCCCCGCAGGCACAAACTCACTCGCCAGTGAAACGAAATAAACATTATCTTCAGGCTTTGGCTCCATACCCAGGCTTTGCTTCGCCTCGCCGCGCGTGATCAACGACCGGTTGAATGCCAGCGTTGTACGTTCCCACAATTTACTTTCTTCTTCCTGCAGTGCGCGCACCTGGCGCAGATCGAATTGCAATTTGAAATTAGATGGTAAATTAAAATCCTTCTTCAATCCATTGAACAACTCACTGGCCAGTGCCCGCCACAACGCAGCTAAGGTCAGCTCCGTGAATGACCTGCGCGCCGCCTGGTCCCCATAATCACTTCTCTTCAAACCGACACTCAAACCTGCCACTACCGATGGCACTCTGAAGTTCGCTGAAATCCGGCTTTCAGGCACTGCATTCAATGTCTCGGCTGCCAGCTCATGCAAATTGAATCCCATCTTCTCAACCTTCATCCCATATTCGATGAATGCCGGTCCGCCTCTCCCCTCGCCTCGCGCATACTTTTGGATCCACTGCAAAGACAAACGATCTGCCTTATCCTGCGTGAACTCATCCCCCTCCGCCAGTGTGATCACCACGGGTGGCACGGCATTATTTTTCAGCAATGCATAAATGTATGCAGTGGCCTCATTGTCCTTGTCCACCTCACGCGCTGATAATTCGATTGCCCCAATTCCCTTCCACGGGTTCAGTGGATCAGGCATCCACTTCCAATGGATGATGTCTTCCTTCGGGATCGGGATCTTCTGCCCATCACCCGAGTCATATTCGTAATACCTCACAAAACCTTCGCTGGTATCCCGTCCCGGCTTCGGCGTGATCTGCGCATCGCTGAACGGCCAAATGGCAAGAATTCTGCCATTCTGGGATCGCTGCTTCCAGCCATATAGATTCCCACCGATCGACGCATACGTGATCGCAAATTGCAGCCACTCCACATCCCCCATATCCGGGTTCGGGTTACGGATCAGATCCATGATCGGATGGCTGTAGTCCGCCACGAAGCGGCCATCCACCTCCGTGCCCGCCAGCAGCGGGGGTTCCGGGAATGAGAATGCCAGTGTCGTCACACAGGCGCTGACCGCCGAATTGATCTTGTACCCCTCTTCAACCAGCTTGTTGAAGGAGATCTTCGTGAACGACCAGCGCATCCACTTCGGCACGAACCCGAACACCGCCTGAGCCTTCACAAAAAACGCGTTCACCAACTTCTGCCACCAGTTCATGGAATTACCTCTCCCCGTGACAGGGGGGTCTCATTCCCCTTTGTGTTCCTTGGTTGCCTTTGTGGTGAAAGTATTGCACTCATAGGATCCTGCTCTCCCTCTTCTTCCCGATTATTTCCAGCAACTTGTTATACGCGCCGCTGGCCGCGTCCACCTGGTCATCGTATTTGCCGCGATTGAAAGCCACACACTCGTCGATGAACGGATCGTTCCACGCGCCCTTCAACAAAAAGACCATGCCGCCTTGCATCGCGCTTTCCAATGGACCCGAGCGGTCTTCCTTCTCGCCGGTCACTGTTTCGAACTTCGCCGCGAACCCCACCAATACGCGGTTCGTTGCCTCAGCCGAATCCTTCCCCGCTGAGCCTGGGTCCTGCTGGTGCCAGATTTCGACCCTGCCGTACATTTTGCGGTCGATCACCGCAGTCTTGCTCATCTTCGAATCCCGCTCATACGAAGTCCATTGGCCTCGCACCACATCGATGATGTAAAAGAAACCATCCGAACAATACGCGATCAAAACGCCTGCAGTGAAATCGCCGCCTGCTGAATTTGCCTTATCCCACAGCCTGACAATGAACTTGATCGTCACACCCTCTGGCAGTTTGGTGATCACCTTGAACCATTCGCGGTGATATTTTTTCCCGCTCTTTGGGAAGGGACTCTGCTGATACAGTGCCTCGAAATCGTAATCACCGATCTCGGCTTTCGTAGACAAAAGCATCTCCTTGTTAAATCGCTCCTGCCATAATGCCTCGCCTGGCTTCCTCCCTAACGCATCGCGCAAAGGCAAAAACACACCATCCCGCATTTTCTTCTGTTGTTCGTCCGCATTTGCAGGGTAGTCGTCCAAAGCCAGTGCCGGTAGATTTACGATCTCCCACTGGTCCGCCATCGGATCATTGATCATGCGGTTCATCAAACGACCTGCCTGGTCATCCGGGTGCCAGCGTGTATGGAAAACGATCACTGCACCCCACGGGCTCAACCTCGTGCGCGCCGAAGACTTGTACCAGTCATCCACCAGTTCACGGCGTCCCTCGCTCTCCGCCTCTTCCCGGTTCTTGAACGGGTCATCGATCACAAGCAGGTCCGCACCCAAGCCGGTAATACCACCGCCCACACCTGCAGCGGCTACACTTCCCAAATGCGGTTGTGAAAGGTTCCAGCTTTGCGCGCTCCGGCTGTCACTGCTCAACTCCACCGGCGCACCCTTCATCACGGAAAGTCTTCCGAACAATGCCTTGAAATACTCACTCTCCACGATCTCACGCACCGCTCTCGAATTCCTCACAGCCAAGTCTGCACCGTAGGAAGTCAAAATGATCTGGCAGTCCGGATGGATCCCCAGCATCCAAGCCGGGAAGTTCCGTGAGCATAGTTCGCTTTTCCCATGTCGCGGCGGCATCATGATCATCAAACGCCCGATTCCCTTTTGTCCTCGGCTCTTGATATAGAGCGCCACTTCCTGCAGCTTCGCGCCGATCACCTGAACGTGCGGCGGCGTCAGGAAGTTGTGGTTCACATACTGGCTGAACGCCAGGATATTTGAGCGTGCCTCTTTACGACGTGCCCGGCTGTCACTTGCCTGGCTCGGCGTATATTTCTGTCTCGCATTCATCATGGGCGCGATCATTCCTCACCCTCTTCTTCTCCCCCTAAATCGTCCTGAGCCGAAGGCGAAGGATCTATTTGGGGGGATGCCGCTTTAGCGGCGGGGGGGGCTGATCTCTGACCGCTGATCTCCGCCATATTCTTCGCTGCCAATTCGATCTGAGTCAATTGATCCTCATCCTCAGCATCTACATCGCTACCCCTTGCGCTCCCGCGCAGGATCGCCTCCAGCTTCGCCGCAGGTACATAATCACCCAGCAACTCCAGCGCCAGCTTCCTGTCATTGTGACCCTTGTACTCATGGCTTGTTGCCACATCCACCAGCGCCGCATAGATCTCAGCCCGGTGCGCAAACAACGGAGCCGCTTGCAGCACCGCTACCATCTCATCGATGGCCGGGTTCTTGCGTC